ATTCTAAATATGATACAAGCACATTTCGTTTTACACCTGGTGAGACAGGCAGATATTTCTTTTACATACAAACAAGGATAAGCGAAAGCAGTGGTAGAATACAAGTTGCACTTTACAAAAACGGAAGTGTTTTAAATCAATCTAGTGGTCATATAGAAATGGAAAATTCAGGGGGTGGTAATAATACTTTTACTGGAGTTAATGGCTCTTGTATAACTAATTGCACAAGTACAACTGATTATTTTGAAGCATTTGTGTGGCATAAAGATGGCTCAACTAAAAATATGACTAATAGGGTATTTTTGGGGTTTAAAATAATAGAATAATTTTTTAAAGGAGGTGCATAATGGCACAATTAAGTACAAAAATAGAAATGTATTGCACAGCTAATGGTATAGCTTCAGTAGATTTCATGAAAGATGTTATGTTGCAAGATGACTCTGATGGTAAGGGAGCTTACATCAAAGAATGGAATCTTGGCATAGCAAAACCAACTGACGAGCAACTTGCAAGTTATGATGCAGACGCAGACAAGCAAGAGCAAAACAATCAAGTTGTTGCAACAAGAGTTTCTCTTTACGGAACTCCTGCCGAGCAATTAGAAATATTGGTAGAGCAAGGATTAGATAAGCTAATTGAAAGAAACGACAAAATAAAAGCAGACAACCCAAAGGTATAAGTAAATGAGTTCTATAATTCGTGTTAATGATATTCAAGATGCAGGTGGCAATAGTATTATTTCTAGTAATGGAAGTGGTACTTTTTCTAATAATTTAGGAGTTAATACTCCTGCTTTTGCAGTAAGAAAAACAAATGGTGATCAAAGTTATTCTCAAAATACATTAACTAAAGTTACATTTAATAATGAGTTATTAGACACTAATAGTGCGTTTGCTTCAGATAAATTTACAGTTCCAAGTGGTAAAGCGGGAACTTATTTATTTAATGTAAGTATCAGAATGGGATCTATTGCAGGAGACTCTGGCATGAATATTTTTTTATATAAGAATGGGAGTGAATATACTCGTATAGTTTCTTATGTTACAGACGAAAGTGAAATTCCTATTTTTGGAGGAGTACAATCAATAGACTTATCAGTTGGAGATTATGTTGAAGTATATGGACAAACAAATGGCGGTGGAGGAAATTTTAAAGATAATCACTGTCAATTTACAGGGTTTAAACTAGGATAATAGGAGCATAGAATGGCATTAACAACAGCAAGAGGAGATGGACTTACTTCCATCAATGCAAGTAATATATCTAGTGGAACATTAAACTCTGCAAGATTTAGTGGTGGTAGTATGAAATTAATTGCTACACATAATGCTTCTAATGAAGCTGTTGTGGAAATTACTTCAACTAATAGTTTTGTAATGGATAGCACTTATAAAAGATATATTCTTGATGTTATTGATTACTCTCCAGTTTCAAATTCATCATTAAGAATGGATTATGGTACTGGAAGTGGAGGTACAACTAGAGTTACTACAAGTGCTTACAGATGGGGAATGAAATCTCAATCTTCTAACAATAATGATTGGGATAGTTATTCAGGAAGTAATACAGCTTATATAGGTATTACTGGAGAGCAAATAATGTCTGATGATGATCACCAAGCAGGATTTAGAATTATGATTGATAATCCATCAAGTACAACTGTTAAAAAAACTGTATTTTGGACAGGTGGTTATATTAGTGCGAGTGGAACTTATGCAGTTTCATTAAATGGAGTTGGTTGGTTTTATAATGATACTAATGCTGTTACTGGATTACATTTTCACGCACAATCAGGAAATATTGAAAGAGGTACATTTAATTTATATGGTTTATCTTAATCCTAAATGTGAAGATTGCGGTGGAACAGAAGAAATGTGTACTTGTGGTAGATGAAAATATCAGACAATACAGCTATAAGTATGCCAATGCGAAATCTAATCGCATTAATTATGGCAATAGGAATTGGAATACTAGGATATAGCGATCTAACAACCAGATTAACTCAATTAGAAACTGCAAGACAATTAATGGA